TTTTCTTCAAGTTTCTTTAATTTTTCCTTTTTATTCAAGTATGCTCGTCGTGCGTATTCCTTTTTTTTTTCAGTTGATAAATTAGTAGAATAATTAGTTTTTTCTTTATATTCCTTAACCCGTTGCTTATGTTCGTCTTTATTATTTTCATAATATACTTTTCTACTGGATGGTGCTGTGTATTTTTTGAGATGCTCTTTGGTTTGAATTAATTCATTTTGTAATTTTGTATTTTCTTCCTCTGTAATTTTTAATTTGTGTATTAGTTCATCAACATTCATAGTTAGTATAGTATGATAAATATTTTTTATGTAATTTATCATATTATTTATTTTCGTATTTTTGTGCGAACTTAAATCTTCAAAGGTGTATATAACAATACAAAAAAATACTCTATTTACTGACCCATATTCTACCACTTACTTTTTTTTACTTGTATTTTAGGACCGGCACCTCGCTTCTGAGCACTGTTTGGATCATATATTTCATCTTCTTCGTCACTATTAATATCCTTTGATAATTCCCAAAATTCTTTCGAACCTAATCTAAAATTACTGTGATTTTGTGCCTTGTACCAAAAAATTTGGTCCTGTAATTTATTTGATTTGGCATTATTGTTAATAACAAGACATTCGAAATTTTCAGTACATTGGTCCATTACTTGACAAAATGATTCAAACGTAGGAAACATACCCGCATAATTTTCCCAAATACGTTTTCTATTCGCAATATACGGCTCTCTCAATATAAATACAAAATCAATATTTGTTCTTAGATTGGGTGGTATACCTAACGGATATTGCATAGTAATAATTAACATGATTTTCCAATGGCGACCATTCATAAACAATAATCTCATTAACTTATCTTTTGTCCATTTGTTATCATACAAACAATCATCCAATATCACAAATGCTCTTGGGTCTATATTTGTGCGTTTATAAGCTTCCATCTCCTTCTTGATTTGCTTCAATACTGTTTTTTGACGTTTCAATATGTTTTCTATGATAGCACTGCTATATTCATCATGAATAAATAATTTAGGCACATGTTCCGCAAAAAAACCGTTACCTGCTTCTGTGCCAGAGATTACAGTTCCAATCGGAATATCCTGATGATAATATAATAAGTCTCTTACTAAAAAACTTTTTCCAGTATCTCTTCTACCAATTAAAACTACGACCGGACCTTTATTTTCGTCTGGTCGAAAGCTAATATTTTTCATATCGAATTTTTTCATATCCAATGACATGATTATCTTCTAAAAAGAAAAAAATAATTAATGATTTACGAGAAAGAAATAAGTTTAAATGTATTATAATATTTACTTTAAGAATAATAAAGAATGAACTTTTCTTTGTATTATCAAAAAAATAAAAACGAAGAATTGTTTCACAGTTTAGAAAACTCTACCTTAGGTTTAGAAAAACTACAAAATTATGTTCCATTATATGACAAATTCTTTTCATTGAATTCATCTAACTATAATAGCATTAATTTGAATCAAGCATACTACATTCATTCTATTAATGAAGAAATTGATAATAATGTATTGAATGTTAATGTATCTGATAATTCAAACAATCTTCTCAAAAGAGATGTATTCTGTAAATTCTCCCCTTTACTAGACCCACTTAAATATTTAACCGGGAAATATGATTTGTCGGGAAACCAGGTTATCACATTGCCACAATTCAATACAAGCAATTGTTTTCCTAAACTACTTGATAAAAATAATAGTGCTTACGTAGACGCATTTTTTTCGTATTTATCTAGTCAGTTATTACATAACTATGGCTTTTTGAATAGTATAGATTATTATGGTGCGTTTCTAAGCGAACAAAAGAAATTTGTATATAATATTTCAGATGACATTGACTATTTAAATGAAAGCGACTTTTTTCATAAAAATAATAATCATAAATTTATGATTGATAATAATGAACATGCTAAGGTTTTTAATATAGATTCACGGACTAATAAAAAAAAACTTGTGATTATTGGTAAGTTAGACAATATAGAGCTTGATACGTTATCCACCGATACTTTTTCTATATTTTCGGTTAATAGTGAACTGGGCACGGACACGGTCCCGGACCCTAGTCCTAACCCAGAACAAGAACAAGTTCCTGGACAACTCCCGATACAAATTGTAGATTTAAGCGACGTGTGTATTTATAACCATCCTTTGAAAAAATCATTGTCTCTTTCTACAACATCAACATACAGTTCCAAGTCATCTAATACATCGATTGACGATGCTGAAACTGATGGCCTAGATGATGACGATAAGGATGGTGATGAACATAGCGACGATGATGATGATGACGACTGTGATGATGATGAGGATGATGAGGACGATGTGTATTGTTCTATTTTCAAATTTCCGGTTCAGATGATAATACTGGAAAAATGTGAAAATACATTGGATTATTTAATGGAAAAAGATTTATTAGAACAACACGAATGGACTTCTTGCTTGTTTCAGATAATTATTAGTTTGGCCGTATTTCAAAAAACATTTTCTTTTACACATAACGATTTACACACGAATAATATTATGTATATTCCAACTGAAAAACAATTTTTATATTATACTTTTAATAATGTTACATACAAAGTTCCTACTTATGGTAAGATATATAAGATAATCGATTTCGGTCGTGCTATTTATAAATTTAACAAACATATTATGTGTAGTGATAGTTTCCATCCAAAAGGGGATGCTGCTTCACAATATAACTGCGAACCTTATCTGGATGATAAAAAACCTAGACTAGATCCCAATCCTAGTTTTGATTTATGTAGATTGGCATGCTGTTTGTATGACCATTTTGTAGAAGATATATTTGAAGCTGATGCTATCCTCAAAAAAAATAAGTTGGCACGGTTACTTAATACATGGTTAACAGATGATAAAGACAGAAACATATTGTATAAAAATAGTGGCGAAGAGAGATATCCTGAATTTAAATTATATAAAATGATAGCGCGAACTATTCATAAGGCCATTCCATCTGTTCAACTAGAAAACGAGGTATTTAAAAATTACATTGTTAGTAAGAAGAAACTCAATAAAAGTGCTAAAATAATGAATCTCGATAACCTACCTAATTTACAGTAAATAAGTAAATTATCACAAATGTTGTGTAATACATTTTTTCAATGCGAATGAATGACGTTTATTTTTATTTATTTTTTATTATTGTCTATAATAATAAAAAAATGTTCATCTCAATCTAATTTATCCTAAAAATCCTATAGAGTAGACAACCTGGAATGGACTAAAACGCTGGATTATCTACAAATGCCATCGTAGCCTTGCCACCGACTTTCACATCTTTGCTGTCAAACTGTGAATACAAATATATACCTGAAACGGAAGCAAAATATACAAGTAACGTTTCTTTAACGAGAACCTTTAATGGCTTCTTTTCATCGTCAGGCACAAATTTCATTTCTAAGAATTTGAATAGAAAAAATACTGTTGATATGGCTAAAGCATATACAAATACTTCTGTCATTTACATTAACTTAAAATAAAGTTAATGTGAATTTTACGAATTATGTTGTCATACTTTTTCTAAAAGTATATTTATGTCAATATTTCAATTTCTTCAAGACCAATTGGAACCTTATTTATATGTCTAGGCTTTTCTAAATCATGTACGTCGAGTTCGGTTAAACTTATTTTCTCCCCTATTTTTAATCTGTCACCATCTTCATCATCGTCTGCTTCCAATTGCCTAGCTCTATATCTATCTGTACTTATTTGTTCTAACCTGGCATCCGTCTTTGGGGCTAAAATATCTTCTCTTTTATTATCTATATTAATCGATTTGTCCATGTCATTGAATCGAATGTTTTCTGAATGTTTTCTCTCTGTCTCTTCGTTGTCAAGTGGTTCTATTTCTAGATTTACATTATCATTATTGTTATTAGATTCGGCCTCATCGGTTGATTGGTCTGCTTCTTTATCAAGCTCTTGGTCTTGTTCTTCTCCTTGTCCTTCCTCTTCTACTGGTTCAGTTGATATTATTTCTTCGCTTTCTTCCACTTGAATATCATCTTCAATTGATTCGTCCAAGTATACCTTTAAAATATTTTCAACCGGAATATTATCTCGAATAGTATTCAATATATGTTCCTTTACAATTAATTCCAATTCACGATTGTGTTTTTGTACTTGAAGTGGTCCGATATTTTTCTCAAACAAGTAAATATTAGTATATATTTTTCTGGCGGTATTTATGTATATCTTGTGAACAAACTCGGACAAAGAGGGTACACTTATATCAATCTTTTTTTGTTTGTTACCTACGCGCATACATGTCAAGCTTTTTAACTGGATAATATGAACACAGCTGATTAAATCATTTAAATAGCCACAATTGCTTTTTTCCACAATTCGTTTTGTTTCCTCTTCCACAATATTTGAATTCCATTTGGGAATTCGTGCTAAAAAGTTTTGGAATGTCATCAAATATTTTTCTAATTCATCGTTTTCATCACATAATTTCCAAGACTCATCGAAGATTGATTTAAATCCCTCTATTACTAGAGGAGTTAAGATGTTAATTAAACGCGCACACCACTCATTTCTAGACTCTTGTAAACTTGACACTGAATAGTCATCCATTTACATAAAAGAAATATTTTCTAAAGTATAATCTAAACGCTTTAATACAAAATTCAATATACAGGCCATCAATAATCGTTCTTCTCTAAATTCTCCCTTTATTTTTTGAATAAACACTAAATATTCATATTTTTTTAGTTCATCTATCTTCATATCTTTAATATACTCTACCAAGTCTAAAGCACTATAACCCTTTTCATATAGCGTCTCGCTTATTTCTATTACTTCATATTCTTTTATTTTGTCAAATTCGTTCTTGAATTTCGTTTTACGTTGCTTATCATATTTTGATACGGAAAAACAGGAATCTAGCTTATATCGATGTAAATTTAATTCCTTGCCATTTATTATCGGTTCAGGTATAAATATTTCGCAAAATCGAGACAAAATCGGTTTTAGTAATTTATACTTGTCATCTACTATGATAAAAAATCTAGTTGAATGACTAAATAACTCGATACATCTTCTTAGTGCGGATTGCGCATCAATAGTTAGCTTATCCGCATTCAATAAGATGATACTCTTAAAAATGCTTCCTTCTTGTAAATTTATATTTGTTCTGGCGAAAAATTTTAGTTCTTCGCGTATAAATTTAATGCCTTTTCCATGAGCACAATTGACTATCATCACATAATTTTTCATATAATTGGTTTCATTTCTATACACTTCTTTTAAGAAATTAAATAATAACGTCTTCTTACCGGAACCTGAAGTCCCGTGAAATATCAAATTGGGTATTTTCTTATTGTCTATGAAATTATTTAACTTTTGAACTATATTTGTGTGAATTGGTAGTGACATATAATACATAATTTATGTCATTACTTTTTAATTCTTTTTACGTTATTCATATATAATTATTCCAAATGTATATTATATAATAAAATCACAGAATGAATTGTTTAGTGTATGATTTATTCAGTGGCGTTGGATTTTGTAATCAATTATTTTCACTTGAAACTGCCATTTATTTAGCTAATATTACTAGTCGTAAACTTGTTTTATTAATAAAAAACCCATTATGTCATTGTGGTAGTTCTTCCTGGAATTATGGAACCATTCTGGATTTTTTTAGCGACGATTATTTAAAATATTTGCCTCATGGTGTAGAAGTACATTATGGTGCGGTACCAGAAAAATATACACACATCTTGAGTGATAAGGAAAAGACACATAATCTATTATTTGGACATAATTTTTCCCAAATAGGATTTATAGATAAGGAAATATTAACATTGTATAATAACAACATTAATAACGTCGACATTAAACATTTTCTACATGGTAGAAACCCACGTATTCTTGACTTGTCGACTTGGACAAATGAATATATTTACATAACGGAATCAAATGCTGCCAGGTGTTTTTCTAATTTTTTAACATCCACTACTAATTATCATTTAATGTCAAATATATGCGAATCTTTGACTCATTTACATGAATCATTTTATTGTATTTTTAATCAGCTGTCATATACCGATAAATACATTGGTATTCATTTTAGATTTGGCGACGCCAGATTGTCAACGAGCGTGGTAAATTCCCGATGTAATGATGATATTCGGCATATTATAGAAATAATAGAAAAACATGATGAATGTAATAAGGAAATTGTAATTATGGCAGACAGAAAAGACACATTATACTTGGCTAATATCAGTAATAATATTGGAGCCAATATTACGTTTACGGAAGATATAATAGAAAGTATAGATTTGGACAAATATTTTCCAAATATTACTAATAAATCAGTCATTCAATTTTTATTACAGAAATATATCTGTGAAAAGGCACACGTCTTTATTGGATATGAAGGTAGCACAGTATCACACCATATTCATTATGTAAATTATATTCAAAATAAACCATATCAATATTATACTCATAAATATATTGTTCATAAACCAGAGGAATGTTCATGGTTTCTCAATGGTGTATATGGTGGCGGAATAGGCTGGAAACTATTTTTTCCAGATAATATATTTTTGAATAAACTGAAAATAATTACTCTTACCAATGATGGTTATAAGCACCTAACTGATAATTTGTTAATTTCTATGGCGAAATTAGGTATAGAAAAATCGTTAAAAATATACTGTATAGGTAATGAATCATATTCCTATTTTAAAAATAAATATTTCTTTAACGAGGTAGAGCAAATAGACGCAAATGATTCATATTTAAATAGTTGGGTTGAATACAGAGCGTGCCAGAGCAAAGATGACATTGGGAAAAAACAATGGGCATCTATTACTTCCTATAAAATATATGCTATTCACAATGAATTGATATCTGGCAATGATGTTATATTCATTGATGGAGATATTGTCTTTGAAAAAGACCCTTTTAAATATATGGTGGACTCTCTGGAACCAGATACGGAATTATTAATTCAAAATGACCACCAAGATGCGGAAAATCCTAATATGTGTACTGGATTTTTCTGGATGAAGTCAAATGAAAATACCATTAATATTACGAATTTTGAGACAATTACCAAAAATATCGACAGTTTTCAAAACGACCAACAATATATAAGACGATTTTCAAAGAGTATAAAACATAAATATCTAGATTTGGGTGAATTTCCTAATGGCAAATATTATAGAGATAATTGTAAGAACATCGAACCATATATTATTCACTTTAATTATGATGTATCCGATTATAAGATTAAACGTATGAAACAATTTAATAAATGGTATTTAGATGACGAAACTTCCAATAGTATATTTAAAACACGTACACCACAAATGATTTC